GGAGCTTCGACAACGGGAGCTTCAGGCGCAACAACAACCGGCTCAGGAACCACCGGCACCCACGGCAGCGGCGGAGCGATGACCGGCGGGTTGATCTGGTCGTTGATCTGCGCGGTGACGTTCGCTTCGATGGCGGTCTTATCGACTCCGTTTGCGTAGCACCAGCCGAGAACCTGATCCTGCGTCAAATCTTCGTAAGGCGTGAACGAATCAGTCGGCGGAGCAAACGACGCGCTGCCGTAGCAGGTGCCGCTGTAGTTATCCTGCGTGCCGTTGCACCTCCAGTCGGCGGTGATGACGACATCGGAGTAGGTGCCTTCGACTTTACGGACGAGAAGGCGTTCGATGATCCAGAGGATGGTCATATTATTAGGCGTTCTTCAGAGCGTTGACTTCAGCCGACAGTTCTTTAATCGCGGAAACCAACAACGAAACCATGTTTCCGTAGTGGATTGCATCAGGCGTGTTATCTGGAGCATATTGAACAAACTCGGTCAATCCAGCGGCATCAACCTCCTCGGCAATCAAACCTCCAAAAACAGTATCTCCACTATTCTTAGCTTTGTAAGTCACAGGACGAAGTTTTAGAACATCGGATAATCCACGGGTCGAATCAGCGATGTCAGTCTTGTATTTGAGCGAAGAGGTTGAGCGATAGAAGATTCCCTGAGAATCCAAATACACATTGGCTGCGCTGCCAGATGTCAGATTGTATGGAGCATTGGGAAGCGAAGCGGAATCTGAAGAGCTTCCAGTAATAAGCAACCCATCATTTCTAGCTCCGAAGACAAGCTTATCACTGCCGTTTACACAAAATGTAATGTAATCGGTCGAAGTTGAAGAACCTTTGAAGTGAGTTCTTGTGTTTGAAGCAGGCGTAACCCCCACGCCGACGTTGCCGGAGGAGTTGATACGCATCCGCTCGCCGCTGATATCGAAATAGATGCCACCGCCATTCAGGAATCCAATTACGCCAGCTTCCGCAGCATTGGTGAATCCTCGAATCTTTGACGGAGTGGTTCCGGTCGAACGAATGTAAAACTGCGTCCCATCCTGTCCGCCAACCTCAAGTCGAGCAGCAGAAGGCGTAACCCCCACGCCCAGCCCCGTGGAGTTCAGGCGCATGGCTTCGGTTCCGGTGTCCGAAACACAGAACCGAATGGCAGCACCAGCGGCATCGGTGGCGATTAGAGCATCGGTACTGGCGTCTCCTAGAAATCCGCCAGAAAGACCAAAAAACGCTTTGTTGGTTCCAGCAGCCGCAAACGACATTATGGCGACATTTCCAGCGGTTCCAGAACAATCCAACTTCAAACGATTGCTGGTTGTGGTCGTTGAATTTCCAAGCGCGACATTTCCAAGAACATCCAGCGCAAAGCCGCTGCGCGGTGAAGCAGTTAGAATACCCACCCGATTGTTCGTCGAATCGACAAACAGCGTGTTCGTGTCAACCGTCAGATTGCCGGTGATGGTGGCGGAGGCGAGGGTGGCGGTGCCGCCGGCTCCGAGGAGTTGATTGATCGTCGACTTCTTAGTCGTGCCGCTGGCGGCCATTGACGTATCGGAGACGTCGACAATAACCAACGGGTCGGCCGTTGGATCAACTGTTGAGATGGCCGTTAAGGCCGTAATTTTGGAGTCTGCCATATCAGTAAACGGTAAGGATGAACTTGTCGGAGTTTTCGGTTAGTAAAAGGTCGGTGCCGTCTTCCAAAGCAATTCGGTCGTAGGTGCCGAACGAGAAAACGATCTTACCGGAGGCATCTTCCTGCAGGACGAAGAACTCGTCCTCCTGGAGCATATCGCGCCGCAGGATCGGTAGATCGAAGCCACCGGCATCGCCGGAGGGCGCTCGATTGGTTCCGATGCCGATGCCAACTCTCATGTGTTAGGCGGTGCGAGCCAGGAATGCCACGGCCTTGCCAGAGGCTAGTTGAAACTCGGTGATGTTACCGACCAGCGGGAAGCCGGCCGGCAGGGTGATGCCGGTCCAAGTCCCAGAGATGCCGGTGCCTGTGATCGAGGTGAAGACGGTCGGCTCAGCCGGAATCACGGCCGAGAAGTTGCCAGTCTGGGCAGCCGTGGTGGTCACCGGGAAGAATCCTTGGCGCCCCATGCTGTATTCCATCGAGATGTCTGCTTGAACGGCCATTTGGTTTTTCGGTTAGAGGGGAGGCTGCCAGCGTATCCAACAGCCTCCCCAATTTCGGTTTGTTAACCTTTTCGGACTTTCGGTGCCAGGGCTCCCTGTATCCACAGGATGAGCTTGCCTCCTTCTGGAACGGTCGCGGTGTTGAAGCCGTCGCGCTGGAGTGTCGCGTCGACTTCGGGACCAGAAACGAGCTTGGTTTTGCCGTTCTTGTCCACCGAGATGGTAGTTGCGATTCTCATGGGTCAGCCGATTAGGCGGTGATGAGAACCTCGGCCTGCGTGGTGTCCGCGGCCGCGGCGCCGAACATGATGTCGTAGGACGCCATGTGAGCGCGGGAGGCGCGGCTGTACCAGACAGACAGCAGGACCGAAAGGCCGTTGGACAGCTCAACCGTGCGCTGCTCCAGGAACTCGCCGGCGATCATTCCGACCGGGAGGCCCGAGGCCACCGCGATGGCGTCCTGGCCGCAAACGAAGCCGGCGGTGTTGGCGATAGCGCCGGTCCAGTCGTTCTGCTCCAGGATGTTGTTGAAGCCAAAGAAACCGTTGTTCAACGGGCCGTAGCGGCTGTCCGGGAACGGGTTGGTTCCAGCGGCAGCGGTGAACTGACCGGAGAACATCAGGCGAGCCAGGTGGCCACCGTCGAGCAACAGCAGCTTCTGGCGGTAGTTCTTGGCCAGGGCCAGGATCGCCGGGAGGTCGGAGCTGTCGAAGTTGGCGGCCGTGCCGATGGTGGTTCCGGCGCCGTAGTTGCCGGAGGTCATGACAGCGGTCACCTTCTTGGAGATGGCCAGGGCGAAGATCTCAGCGGAGCCCTGGGACAGGTCGGAGAGGGCAAAGCCCTGGTTGAGCTCCTGCTGGGTGACCGTGAAGGTCTTGGTGATCTGGTTCACCGTCACCGAGGTGGCGGCCAGAGTGGACTGGTTAGCGGCGCCATCCTCGAAGTTGGTGGCGTTGTCGACCGCGGCGTCGCCGGTGGTGAACTTCTTGACCTGCACCGTCGCACGGGGGCGGAGGTTATCCAGGCCGACGTTGCGGGTAAAACTGCTGATCATGGCCAGCTTGGCGCTGATCACGGTGATCACGGCGTCGGCGAGATAGTCGACAACCAAGCCGGAGGCGAAGGTGTTCGCAGCCTGGGGAGCGATCAGCGCCGACTGGCGGAGCAGTTCGCTGTGGTTCTCGATCAGGAAGCGCTGGCGCTCGGCACCGGCGCGGAGGCTCTTGTGCTTCTCCAGGAGGGGGTTGCCAAGGTTCTGGATCACCGGCCGGAGAGGCTCGGGGGCAGGGGCGGCGGTGATAGCCTTGGCGCTGATGGCAGCGGCAACTGCCTTGGCCACGATGGCGTCGATGTCGAGGGCGGACGGCGCACTAGGAGCGGCCGCCACCACGGTGTTTGATTCAGTCATGTTGTGTGGTGTCTGCTGTGATGTCGGCGCGGTTGTCGCGCCATCGGCGGCAGCGTCGGTGCTGCCGGTCGAAAGTTTGTCGTCCGGAGATTCATCCGGGGTCTCGCCCTCCTCGATTTCGAGCTGGGCATAAAGCGCTTTGAACCAATCACGGCCTGCGGCGCCTCCCCAAAGGTTGGCTGCCACGTCGGCCGGTGTGTTGGGCTCGGCTTCGAGGAAGCGCTCGTTGCGTCCCCACCAGGCGTTGGCTGTGCGGATCTTGTCCTCTGTGGGCGCCTCACCGGCCACCAGGGCCTCGGCGTCCAGGACGGTCTGCTTCTCAAGGCCATCACCGGCGAGGCCTTCGGCGTACTGCTCCAGGCCGCGGCGGAGGTTGTTTCGGACAGTCTCGGGAGCAGTCTTGGTGACAGCCCGGGGGTGCCAGCAGGCGGCGATGGCCATCTGCTCCTCGGTCATCTTGTCGGCCAGGCCAAACTGGATGGCCTCCTGGGCGGTGAACCAGGTCTCCTCTTTCATTGCAGCCCGGATCTGAGAGGTCGGGCGGCCGGTGACCTTCGAATAGATACCAGCCAGCACCTCGGCGTGCTGATCCAAGGCATCGGCCATCTTCCTCATTTCCTCCGAGGTGCCTGCCACCATTCCGGAGGGGTCGTGAATCATGAACAAGGCGGCATCGGCGATCTCAACAGTGTCGCCGGCCAGGGCGATGATTGAGGCAATCGAGGCAGCGATGCCGACCACCCGGGTGGTGACAGGCGCCTGCCGGCCTCGCAGCATATTGTAGATGGCAAGGCCGTCCCAGACGTTGCCGCCGGGGCTGTTGATCTCGATCACCAGAGGGCCTTGGCCGACGTCCTGCAGGGCCTGGCTGAAAGCCTTGGCCGAGATTCCGGATCCACCAAACCAGTCTTCACCGATCTGATCGAAGATCTGGAGGGTGGCCGGCTCAGAGGCCGAGGCCCGGGGTTGATAGGAAAGCCAGTTGTTGATCTTGGTCATTCTGTTTTCTTGGATCTGGTTTTCCGTTTCTTAGCCACAGCAACCACCTCTTGGATGGGTTGGGCCGGGATCTCCTCAGGCATTGTCCCAGAGGGCTCTGCCTCGGCAGCCATCTCGGCTGGCTCGGGCGCGATAGGCTGCTTCTGGGCGGTCGAAATCTCAGAGACATCAAGGCCGTACTTAGTGGCCAGGTCTTGGATGTACCGGGCTTGCTGGGCCTTGGCCTCTAGGGCGGATCGCCAGTCGATGCCTCGGGCGCCGTAGATCTCGTCGTAGGTTGTGACGCCAGCGGTCAGCTCGGCGAGCTGAGCCGATGAGTTGCGGCCGACGTCGACATTCGGAGCCCTGGGGGCCTGGATGGCGATCTCGTACCAGTCGTCAGGTGAGTCTCGCAGGGTGGGATCGGTACGGATGGCGTATTCCATCACATACTCCCAGATCCTACGGGCGGCCGAGGCCATAACCTGGTGACGGCTCCGGAACCACACTGACGACATATCGAGGGCGCCGCGGTAGACCGTGCCCTGCATCCCTTCCGGGAACACCAGGACGTAGGGGATGCCGACGCCGGCACAGACCTTCTCGGTCAGGCTTCGCCAGTATTCCCTCATGTTGACGTTGGGGCGGTCGGCTTGGAACTGCTCGAACTCGTCCCCGGACTTCAGCACCTTGACCGTGCTGCCAAATACGTTCTCGTAGTAGGTCTGGGCGGTGCCCTGGCTTCCAACCACACCAGAACGGAGGCTGCTGGCCTGCACCTCACCGGAGCTGGTCTTGATCACCTGGGCCACGCTGGAGGCGAGCTTGCAGGATTCCATTTCCAGCTTCTGAAGGTCGTCCAGGTCGTGCAGGTCGTTAATGACGCACGCCACGAATGGCAGGCCGCGGAGCTGGCCGGCACGCTGGGCCTCGTAGATGTGGACGATGGAGTCGGAAGATATTGACCGGATCTCGGTGAGTTGGCCTTGGTTCGTTTCCTGCCCAATAAAGTAGGAAAGAGCGCGGCCTGTTTTGGTATCAAACCGGACTCCATCGAAGATATCCGGAGATTGATCCTGGCCGGTGGGTGTGGCCACCTGTTGAGGTTCGATGAGCTGAAGACGGGGGCGGCCCGAGTCTCCCTTGGTCAGCAGAAGGAAAGATTCGCCATCGTAGAACCATCCACGGGCGGCCAGGCTCATCAGAGTTCCGAAAGACTGCCGGGATCCAATGTCAGGGTAGCGGCTCCAGGTGTCCCACCATTTCTTCGCTCGGAGATTCCAGTCGGGATCCGAGGAAGCCGGCTGCACCGAGAAGTTGCTGCCGACCGTGTAGTTCTCGAACAGGTCACCGAGGCGATTCATCACCGCGTTGTTCTGCTCGAAGAATCGGCTCTTTCGGACGATCTGCTGCCGGGTCGACGCAGTCACATCGAACCGCACCGAGGTGTAGCTGGTGTCCAGGAAGGAACGGCGGATCGAGTTGGACGCACCCTCGTATCGGTCGACAGGGGCCGACCGGAACTTAGCCAGGATGTTGTCGAGGAATCCCATTAGGTCATCCCCGTTCTGATGGCGCCCTCTCGACGGAAGTTCGAGAAGTCACCGCCGTAACTGGTCACAGCGACCAGGACGACGGCCATCATTTTGTTGAAAACCTGAGTGTCGGTAGGAGCGGCGATGCCGTCCTGGCCGAGTAGATAGACCGCCAGCTCGTAGTCGGCGATCAGGCTTTCCCACATCTCGACCATCTCGGACGGGGTGGGGGCGCCTTTGCCGGGCTCTGCGAATTCGACTGAGACATCTGAGGAAGATGTCGACCGAACAACCTGGCCGGATTCAATCACCGAGGCCGCGGCAATGACCTTTGAGGTCAGGGCGGCCAGCAGTGTCGCGCCACCGAGGGCGCTGTAGACACTGCGAAGATAGGCACGCTTGATTGCGACCGTGAAAGTGAACACCTCGGGCTGGAGGCTCCCACATTATTTCACCTGTTCAATGGCTTAGCTAAGACTGGACATCACTTGACGTAAGATCATTCCAGAGCATGACCATGGCCAGTTGCATGATCTCGCAGTCATGCAGATGGTCGGGCCACTTTTGGTTGCGCTTCACCCAGACGTGCTTGATGCGGCCGGCTCGATTGGCTTGGGGTCGCAATAGGTGCGAGTCCAGGTGTCGCCAGTAGAGATCCGGATCAGCCACATAGGCGCCTTCGGCCTGCACACTAGGCGGCTCCTGGTGAACGCCCCATTCCCGGTCGATGTCTCCCTTTCGAAGTCTGGACAGCATATCCCGGAGGTGCTCGGTGTCGAACACCAGGAGGGGCTGCACCACGTCGGTACGCATCGAGGAAGACGTCGACAGGCCGAACGGGTGCACGGCTCCGGTGGCTGTCGTGAACCGGGCGCCGGTCTCCCGGCCTTTGAGCGGCAGCCATCCTACCAGGGCAGGCTTCCGGAGACCGCCCTCCGGTGGGAACCTTAGGCCGCACGGGTAGCTGATGGGGTTGGATGTGATCGATGAGTAACTACCGCAGGCATCGTAGACAGTCTGCGTGTTGAAGCCTGAGTCGATGCCCACATCCATGTCGTGCACCTCCAAGGCCACCTGCACCCGGCGAAGGGCTGCAAAGTCGTCGGCATGGCCGGCAGCCACCAGTGTGCTGTTGCCGTCCTTCCATTCGCGGCAGACCCACCACAGGAACGGCGCCACGGCCTGGACGTCGGCAGTCAGATAGCGGCGGCCTCCGGTGATAGAGACAGCAGCCGATGCCTCGGGGCGCTCCTGCTGCACGTCCTGCTGCTCCCAGGGCTCGGCCAGATTGCCATTGATGAAGCCCTGAAGGCCGGCCATCGAGGATTTAGCTTCGAGGAAGGCCACAGCCAGGTGTCCCCAGGTGCACTTTCGATCCGGGCTGTAGAGGCTGCTCAGATGGTAGGATCGCACGCCTGGCATGGCGTTTGGATTCTCTGGGCGCCACTGGCCATGGCGGAGGGCTGCCACCTTGTGGGCATCGGTGATCTTACCGAGGCAGAGCTGGCAGACGTAATGAGCGGAGGCCCGGACTTTGGCTAGGTCGTGCTTGCCGTCCTCGGTCTTAGCGTCATCCCATGTCACCTGGCGCCATTCCAGTTTGATCAGCTCCCGGCAGTGGGGGCAGGGCAGGTAGTACCGGCGTTGGTCGCCGCGGAGGAAGCGCTGCCAGATCCGGCCTTCGACCACGGTGGGTGTCGAGGTCATGAAGGCCTTGGAACTGCTGAAGCTCTTGAGGCGCTGCTCGGCCAGGTCGAGGGCGTCGGCTTCTTTGCTGGTAGCCTCGGCGAATTTGTCCACCTCGTCTGCAATCAGCACCCGGACGGGGCGGCTGGCTAGGTTGGCCGGGCTGTTGGATCCTACGAAAGTCAGGGTCGACCGGGTAAAGTTTTGCTCCAGGTTGGTGATCTTGTCGGCCTCGGCTGGGAAACATTCCAACATGGTTGGGCTGTCTTCCAGCATGGGGAGCCAGCGAGATTTGCTGAACGACCGGGCAAGATTCTCGGAAGGCATAAGCCACAAGGCCGGGCTGGGCTCGTTGGCAATTAGCCAGGCCAGGCCGGCCATCAGGGTGGTGGTTTTGGATGTCTGGGATCCCCAGCACAGCGTCACCTCGGAGACCGATGGGTTCTTCCAGTCTTCCATGGGTTCCCGGGTGTAGGGCCTGACAGACGTCGAGAACGGTCCCGGGTGCTCGGTCTGGCGTTGGGTTAGGCGAAGTGATGCCTCAGACCATTCGACCACCGTCTGCTGCGGGGTGGGTCGGTAGAGGCTTCGGCGGTAGTCCAGGAGGGAGCGCTGAAGGTCGGTGAGGTTCAAAATAAGCGCCCTTCGTGTTGGTTGGAGATCCTGGCCTCGGAGATCTTGTGGTATTCAGGGTCGCGTTCGATGCCGATGAACCGGAAGCCGTTGATGGTTGCAGCCTTGCCGGTTGAGCCGGAGCCCATAAAGGGATCGAGGATGGTTCCGCCTGGTTGAGTTATCAGACGGCAGAGATAGGCCATTAGCATGGTCGGTTTGACGGTGGGGTGGTGGTTGTTTCCAGGGGCCTTCTCAGAACCGTAAGCGCCGGAAACAGGATTGCCGAGACCACCGCCTCCTGTTGTTTGTTTTACTTCTAAGTGATAGCACCCATCGTTTCGGTCATCCTTTGCAGCCTTGGCCGTGTAGAAGAACCGAGCGCCGGACTTCAGCGACAAGGCCGCCTCGTTGCTGCCGTCGTGGATGATGTTGGCAGGCCAGCGGCCTTTAGATGTTTCACAGGCTCGACGATCTCCATCTTTGTTTGAGGTCACAAAACCAACACCGGAAAGGCCTATTTTGCTGGGCCTAGAAGTCCAGACTGCTTTATGTATTGGATCGTCATTGTCAATTTTAACTCTACACCCATCGACATTGATGGCGCCGGTGCCGTACTGGATCACATTGGCGGCTACTGTGCTGGAGAATGGCTTTCGGGCCATGGTGATCGGCTCCAGGGCAGGCTTTAGGGCGGTGCCCCAGCCTTTGTGGTCGCCTTCAAGATTGTGCGACTTCGGGAATCCCGACCCATACACCCAGGCGATCATGTCGCGGATCTCGAAGCCGGCGTCCTCGATTCTGCACGCCATTCGGTGTTGCGTCCTGGTGCCGGCGAAGGCCAGTAGGTGGCCTCCCGGCTTCAGCACCCGTAGACACTGCTCCCAGATGGCCACGCTCGGCACGTCGTAATCCCATTTCTTGCCCATGAATGACAGGCCGTAAGGTGGGTCGGTCACGATGCTGTCGACCGAGTTGTCTGGTAGTGTGGCCAGAACTTCGAGGCAGTCCCCTAGGTGTAGTTGGTAGGTCATTTCCATGGGTCGGTGTTGTGTAGTGTCTTGAGGCATACTTCCTGGACCCACCTGGTCAATTCACGCTCGGCGTGCTCGGGGTCATGCGGTGCTATCCGGCCGGAGAGCTGCTTGGGCATGGCCTTGATCAGCGAGGCCACGGCGCCGTCGTGCTCCTGCATCACCCGGCGTACCCAGTCGCCGGAGACCAGGCGCCGTTCCTTCTCGGCCTGGGCGATCACCTCGTCACGGGCGGATGTCAGGTTCTTGGCTGCTGCAGCATGGATTGAGACAAGTCGGGCGGTGTCGGCCCGGCCTTCTCGCAGGGCCACCACAACCAGCTTGTAGGCTTCCAGCTCGATTTGCCGCTGTCGCTCGTAGGCGCCCTCTGGCGAATCACAAGAGGCGGTGGCTATGTTGATATGGTTTGATGCTTCCGCAGGCCGGTAGGGGCCTTCCTGTTCGATTGGTGCGGTGTCTGGTTGGTGTGATTGTTTAGTAACAGACTTAGAGCGGGTCCTGATGTTTTGAGACCGCCACAGGTCGGCAGCCTCCGGGCTGTCCATCGGCATCCCCTGAGCAATAAGCTGGGCCACCCGGGGTTGGCTTATACCGATCCGGTCGCCGTATTCCTTTTGGGTCATGGCTTCAAGGCGTTCTTGATTTCATCGGGCATCATCGAGTCGGGCAGGGTGGCGGCGTATTGCAGAGCGCGAAACACGCCGTCCCTTCGGGAGTCGCCTTCTTTTGGGACGCAATAGCTCGCGAGCTGTTCCGGAGGTGTTCCACGTTTTAACAGGCGAATAAACCAAGCAACATTCGCCAATCCATATTGATCAACGAGGAATTGTATTTGTGTTGGCATAAGGTATTTGTTGACAGCATTACGCGCACAGGATCATAGGGGTCTCGCGTTCACC